CAAACTCAGCAGGCCTATATGCTAATTCTGCATATGCTCAATCAAATAATTATGTTTGGCCAGCAGCAAACTCAGCAGGCCTATATGCTAATTCTGCATATGCTCAATCAAATAATTATGTTTGGCCAGCAGCAAACTCAGCAGGCCTATATGCTAATTCTGCATACACAAGAGCAAACAATTCAATCAATGCAAACACTGGCGGTACGATTACAGGCAATTTAACTGTAACTGGTAACTTAATTATCAGTGGCACAACAACAACTGTTAATACTATATCTGTTATAACAACTGATTCATTAATTTCACTTGCAAACAATAATATTTACTCTGACACACTAGACATAGGTTTCTATGGTGCTGCAAATACAGGTGCATCAGTAAACTATTTTGGTCTTGCAAGACAAGCAGGTTCAAATAACTTTTTGTTGTTCAAAGGTATATCACAAGACCCATCAACAAATACAATACCAGCAGGTTCGGCAACCGCAGCAAACGTTGCTACTTTGATTGCAAACGTTGCCGCATATTCAATTACAAGTAACTCCATAGTTATTTCTGGTAACACAACATCTGGTAATATTAGTGTATCCAATACATTTACATCCAATATCGTAACAAGTAATACATTAAACGTATCAAGTAACATCGCAGCAGGTAACGTTAACGTAACAGGTGCAATTTATCAGAATGGTGTAATTACACCAACTCTAATTACCATGTTGACTTACAATTTGGCCTTTTAATAAATAGTAGATATTAGGACACATCAATGAAAATTTTATCCGCCTTTTCACCAGCGTTTACACCAGGAGTTTCTGGTAGTGGAACATTGGATTTTTCACAATTGCCAGGATTTGCAGTTGACAAATTGTATGCTGTTATTAATGTAACACAAAACACACCAATTTATGTACCAGGTGCACCTGGTCTTGGACTATTTTCAGTATTAGGACCAAGAATAACTTTGGCACTAGATACATCCACACATAGTCAAACCGATATCTTAAATGTGTATTATGAAGCCAGTAATTCACCAATTGAGATGAACTTTGCTCAAGAGAGCAATGGCAATTTAGCAAAACTTATAGATATTCAAACGCAGGTTCTAACAGAATTGCGTGTTATGAATAATATTTTGGTACAAGGTATGAACTTGAACAAAGATGATTTGCAGGCATTTAGGGAAGATATTGGCAGACCAGACAACATAGACAATTTATTAACATAAACGGATATATAAATAAGCAAGTATATCTATACCCATTTCTACACAGGAGATTTTAAATGATTATTCAAGGACAAGTAGGCGCACCAGGCCAGTCAATCACATCAGGTTCTACACCAGCTATTCGCCAAGGTCAACTAGGTGATATGATTGTTTCAGAACTACACGGCCGTTTCTATGAACAAGCCTATCGTGGTGCTATATACAGTACATTTGTCAACGCATTGACACTTGCATCAACACATGCATCACCAATTGCAGCTGGTACAGGAACACCAATTATTGGTATTTACAACCCTGCTAACAGTGGTAAAAATATTGTTCTAATTCGTTTGCAACAAGCAACAACATCAGGTACACCTGGTGGACCATTAGTTTGGAACATTATTCCTAACCCACAAAACATTACAGCAGCTACAACTGCTTCTGGTAATACTGCTTACAATAACTCCTCACTAGCACAGTCTGGTTCAGTTGCAAGATTGTTTAACAACTTACCAGTTACTGGTTCCACAGCAGGCACTGCTTTCCGTAATGCAGGTGGCCCAACAGCTGTTGCAGCAACTGGTGCAATTTTGACTTATACAGAAGTGTATGACGGTTCATTGATCCTTCCACCTGGACAGATGTTAGGTTTGGCATGTACTGCTGCTGGTACTTCACACGTTATCAACGTATTTGCTGAATGGGAAGAAATTCCTGTTTAATGTTGATATGCATTAAAGAAACTGCCTTCGGGCAGTTTTTTTATTTCCTGTTTTAATAAATAAATCACTATGAATACATTTGACAAAAATATGGAACAAATATTTGATGTAACACCAATTGAAGAAGAAAAGAAAAAACCTTCTGAAATCGTTGCAGTAAAATATAATGAACCAGATGTAAAACAAGACCTGACTGATGCCTACCAACAGTCAAAAGAAAACCTGCAAGAAATTATTGACCAGGGTAAAGAAGCCATGGAAGAAATATTAAATATCGCCAAAGCAGGTCAACACCCCAGAGCCTTTGAAGTATATGGTACTCTACTAAAAAACATGGTAGATGCCAATAAAGAACTTCTAAACATCCAAAAGACCATGAGGGATATGGATAAGAAAAAAGAAGGTGACACCAAGATTGACAAGGCTATCTTTGTAGGTTCAACGGCAGAATTAAATAAATTTTTGAATAATAAGAATGATTGAAGATGTTGATTTAAAATACGGTGAAGCTTATCGTGACAACCCGTTACTTAAAAAAGCCGGTGTCAAGGTAGAATATACACAAGAACAAGTTGAAGAATACATCAAGTGTGCCAAAGACCCAATCTATTTTGCCAAAAATTATATAAAGATTGTTAACGTTGATGAAGGTCTAATCAACTTTAAAATGTGGAAGTTCCAAGAGCAGATGTTAAAGCTCTTTGCGAACAATCGTTTTGTTATCACAAAGTGTCCTCGTCAGGTTGGTAAGACAACAACCACTGTGGCATATATGTTATGGGCAACCATCTTTACAGACCAACAAAACTGTGCTGTTCTGGCCAATAAAGGTTCTCTTGCTCGTGACATTCTTGCCAAGTATTGTTTGGCATATGAAAACTTACCAATGTGGCTTCAACAAGGTGTGGTTACCTGGAACAAAGGTAACGTAGAACTAGAGAACGGGTCTAAGATTATCGCAGCGTCTACATCTAGTTCCGCCATTCGTGGTGGTTCTTTTAACATTGTATTCTTAGATGAATTCGCTTTCGTTCCGACCAATATTGCGGAAGAATTCTTTAACTCTGTATACCCTGTAATTTCATCTGGTAAAAAGACAAAGATTATTATTGTTTCTACACCTAACGGTATGAATCTATTCTACAAATTGTGGATGGATTCTTTGAACAAGAAAAATAACTATGTCAACTTTGAAATTCACTGGTCTATGGTGCCAGGTCGTGATGAAAAGTGGAAAGAAGAAACAATCCGTAACACATCTCAACGTCAGTTCTCACAGGAGTTTGAAACTGAATTCTTGGGTTCTTCTAATACACTTATTTCTGGTTACAAATTGCAACAGTTAGTCTATAGTGATCCTGTGACTCAACATGATTTATTAAAAATCTATGAACATCCAGTCAAAGAGGGTGTCAATGAAGCCAAATCTGACCATCTATATTGTTTAACAGTTGACGTTTCTGAAGGTAAGAATTTGGATTGTTCTGCAATTTCCGTTATTGATATCTCACAGACACCATATAAACAGGTGGCCACATATAAGAGTTCGTCAATTACACCTATTCTTTTTCCTACAGTCATCTATAATACCGCCAGATATTACAATGATGCTTACATTTTGGTAGAAATAAACAACAATCCACAGGTTGCGGACTCATTGCATACTGATTTTGAATATGAAAACCTATGGAAAATCTTTACAGGCAATAAGAAACCACAACAACTATCAGCCGGTTTTGCTCGTGGCATTCAAATGGGACTGAAAATGTCACCTCAGGTCAAGGCAATTGGTTGTTCAAACCTTAAAACTTTGATTGAAGGAGACAAACTTCTAATTAACGATTTCGATACATATTCCGAATTGACAACTTTTATTCAGCAAAAGAACTCTTTTTCAGCTGAAGAAGGTGCCAATGACGACATGGTAATGTCTTTGGTTATTTTTTCTTGGGTCACAACTCAACAATATTTCAAAGAGATTGTCAATCACGACATTCGTAAACAGATTCAATTAGAAAATATGAATCAAATGGACGATGATACTTTACCGGCACCCATCATAGAAGATGGTCTAGAGCATGATTTTGAAATGGTAGGTGGTGATTTGTGGGAAGTTGCCGATGGTAGGGAAACATATTCCACTTACTTCAAAGATTTTCACCGAAGAATGTAAAACCGATGTTTCATAAATATCACTATGGTATCTTACCAATAGAACACATAATAATTCAAGGAGAATAAAATGGCGTTTCAAATCTCTCCAGGCGTAAA